GCGCTCATTCTCACTGTGAGGTCGTATGCCGGGAGCTCTTGGGTGCCGACGACCGCCACGGTGGGCTGGCCGGAGGCGAACACGACGCCGGAGTTCAGGATCGTGTCCACGGTGGTCAAGATCCAGTCGGTCGAGTCTTGGTTGCCGGGTGGTGCGCCCAGGACTCGGATCGTGAACGTGAGGTCGGCGACGGCGTTGACGATCCCGGCGTTGAAGTTGGTGAATGACGGCGGCTCGACGAATACGGTGAGGGGTCGTGCGTTGCGAGGGTCTTGCACGACGGCCAAGCCGAGGTTCGTGAGCGCGTTGACGAGTGCCGTGGTGGCCTCGACGAAGATCCCGGTGCCTGCCACACTACGCCACCTGACTACGTCGGATGCCGAGGAGCTGCTTGATCCGGCCCATGGTGAGGCCGGTCGGTTGGGCGATGCTCATGTCGGAGAACGATGCGAACGAGTCCACCGAGCCGCGCTCCCGGTACAGGCTCGCCGCGTAGAGCGTCGTGCCGAGGAGGGCCGACGCGTCGGGCGCGGTGCCCGGTGCGTCGTGGTATCCGGCCTGCTGGCGTGCCCGGAAGCAGTAGCTGTTCGCCGCCGCAACACACGTGGCGATGTATGCGGTGTCGTTCGCGGTGGCCGTTGAGATGCCGAGGAACTCGGTCACGTTCGCCGATGTCGTCCATGTGCAGGTGATCGTCCACGTGAGCGTCCCGTTCGGGATCGCAGCTGAGCGTTCAAGGTCGTCGCCTGCGTCGTAGAAGAGGATCTGGTTTGGGATAATCGCGTCGTAGTTGAACTTGAGGTCACCCTCGTCGGACACGCCGATGAACAGGCCGGTCGGTATCGCGGTGACAATGTGCGTTCCGTTGAGGCCGTGACCGAGGCTCGAGAGCGTGATTGTCTGGCCGATGCCGATGTCGGTGGCTTCAAGGGTCTGGATCACAGCGTAGTCGTCAAGCCTCATGTGCTCGGTGACGGTGAATGTTGCCATGATCCAGACCCTTGTCGCTTGCGTCGATCAGACGAACGCGGCCTTCACAAACTTCGACGCGTCGATCATGAGCGTGGCGAAGTAGCCGCGGAAGGCGATGGTGCGCGAGATGGTGCTCGGGTTGTCGATGCTGATGGCGCCCTTCTGCTGTTCGAAGATCTCGTAGCCGGAGGCGTCACCGACGATCAGGGTGCCGGACGCGAAGTTGCGGTCGACGACGACCTGAAGGCCGAACGCGTTGCCGCTTGTTGAACCGGGCGTCAGGTTGCCGAACGCGTTCATCGGGCCGATCTGGGGGAATAGCGGCCGATCTGCGGTGTCCGCCAAGCCGAGAAGGTCTTGCCACACTCCAGGGGCGACGAACATGTGCGTCGGAAGGTTGCCGTTCGACGCCGACAGGATGGTTGCGGCGGCTCCGGCCACCCATGCCGACCAAGTAGCCGGATCGCCGACCGAGGCGGCGGCGAAGTTGGAGGTGGTGGTGGCCCCGGACGCGAGGTTGTCGGCGGCCACGTTGTCCGTCGTGTTGGCGTAGATGCGACCCATGTCGTCAAGGATCAAGCTCAACACGGCCGGGTCTGTCCAGTCGAGATCCTGCTCCGAGATGGTGACGTAGCCGCCGTAGGCGGCCTTGGTGACCTGATTCGACGACACGACGAACGTGCCCGACTGCAGTGCCGCGTTCTCGGCGGACTGCGCCGCCATCGAGGTGTGCGTGGTGACCTCGGGGCGGATGAACACCTTGCCACCGCCGGGCATCGCCTTGACGCCGATGGCATCGACGACGGGACGGCGGCCGACGAAGTTGTTGTACACCGGGCCGAGGATCGGGGTGGGCAGGATGCCGGGCGTGTCGGTGGTGACCACGTCCGGGGCGGCGGCGCGGAGAGCCTCGCTCATGCGGTGCCATGCGTCGCCTCCGGCGATTGCGGCGGCCAGATACTCGACGGCGGTCGGGAGCTTGGCTTCACGCTTGACGGCGGTGGCGTAGATCGGGGTCGTGGCCACGGCGGCCTCGACGGTGGTGGGCTGGACTTCCATGTTCTCCTCCTCGGAGTTGTGGGTTGGGTTGGGTTCTTCTTCGGGGCTGGACGGCTCCTCCTCGGGGGAGGTGGCCGCGATCTCGGTGATCTTCGCGTCTTGGAACGCTGGCATGGCGACGAGACTGATCTCCTCGAGTGTGGCCTTGGTGACCACGGTGGCCTTGAGTTCCTTGTCGTAGTACGACTCGATCGGGTTGGCGCCGACGCTGACGGCGTCGTATGCGCCAGCCTTGACGAGTTCGATCGCGTCGGCGGATGCGCGAGTGCGTGCGAACGTGGCGGTAAATCCGAGACCTTCGTCCATGTCGGCGATCGCGTTGACGACGCCGCGGAGCTGTGCGGTGTCGTGATTCTCAAGCAGTTTCGCCGGCTTCTGGTTGACATCGAACGCGCCCCGGGCGAACGCCACACGCTGGCCGTTGCTCACCACGGCGGTGGTCGGAGCCCACGGCACGGCGAGCCCGGTGATGCTCGCGTACACGTCCTCCTCGTCGTCGCGAGCCGCGTCGATCTTGGGAAGTTCTGCTGTAAGTCGTATCATCGTGACGTCTCCTCGGTGACGCGAACCTCGGCCGATTCCTCGACCTCGACACCATTCTCGCCCATGTCGTAGGCGCCGAGGTAGTCATGTACGTCGAACTCGATGAACCGTCCGGCCGGGAGGATGTCGTTGCTACTGAGGGTCTCTTGGATGCAATCGAGGTATTGCTTCACGGCGAACAGGTAGAGATCCTGCCGGGCTTGTTGGGCGTTCTGGTAGGTGAACGATCCGGGGACGCCGATGCCGAGCAGGTAGGGCGGAACGCCGATCGCACGGGACAGCTCGAGCGCTTGGAACTGGCGGCCCTCGACAAGCTGCAACTTGGACGGGTCGGAGTCGAACTCGTGCCATTCGACCTCGGAGTTGAGGGCTCCGACAGCGGAGACGCGTCGAGCGTTCGCCCATCCTTGCGCCAGTTCTCCGAGATCCTCGGCGCTCATCGGCTCGGAGCTGGGGCGCTGTTGCAGGTATCCGGCGGCGATCTCGTTGACGGCGAACCGTTCGGCGGCGGACTGCAAGCGGAGCGCTGTCTTCATCGCGGTGGCCCCGGTGTACACCAAGCCTTGAGTGCCGGAGAGGAACTGGACGACCTCACGTGGGTCAAGTTCCATGCCGTTGAACGTGATCTCGTTGGACGGCCCGAACCATTGAGGCCCGGCTTGGTCAAGGGTGTTGACCATCGCGGCCGGGAGCCATGTGAACGACAGCGGCCTGCCGGTCGCTTGGCTTCTCGAGGTCACGTACCAGAAAGCACGCCCTCGCATGACGAGATCCGTGGTGGTGTTGGATAGCAGAAAGTTCCGGGTGACTTTCGGGTCGGGTTGCACCATCCAGCGCTCGAGCTCAAGGTAGATCTTCTCGTATTCTTCGCCTGTCCATTGCAGGGTGTAGTGCTTGAAGCCGAGGCAACCGGCGACCGAGGTGATCATCTGCACGCCGCGCTGGATGGTGGGGAGTTGCGTGACCAGTTCTTCAGTCGCCCCGACGGTGTACGTGAAGAACTGGCCAACCTGGGCGGCACTGCCGGACGCGGCTTTGATCGTCTCAGCGCCGAACGCAGGGGTGGCGTTCTTGCGTCCGAACAGTCCCATGGCCGGAGTCTCTCACGGTTCCGGGACGGTTCCCAGTCATGTCTCAGTCAAGACTGGCGACGACGTTGCTCGGCCATTGGCCGCCGCCGTTACTACGGTACATTCCCGACATCGGATCAAGCTCTTGACGCGACATGACTCGAGGAAGCAACTGTCGCATCGGACTGTTCAACCATCTGAGGGCCGCGTCACGTTGTGCGAACTCCTTGAACCCGATGGCCTTGCCGTACTTGACGCCGTTGTAGATCGGGCCGCGCTCGGTGGTGCCGTCGTAGACATAGCACCGAAACCGAGTTCTGCTCAGTGCTCCCGATTGCCTGCTCATGATTCTAGTCTAGCATATCTAGAGCGACGGGTCAAGTACCGAATGCGAACGCGGCCTTGGGACGCTTGCGTTGCACGGCCGCCGCTCCGGCCGCCCAGACCATCGCACGCGCTAGTTCGATCGGGCCGGGTGACTTCTGGGAGGAGAGCGGTGCGCCGTCGTTGGTCTTGACCATGACGGCCCGGTTGACGTGTTCGGCGAGCGCCT